TATTTTTCGCGCATCTAATCCAACGCCTGAAATCGTGGATGTAGAAGCCGCGCTGCAACCTTTCAATGTTCAATATCCTTACGGGGTTATGAACGCCACTACTATCGTGGCTAATCCAATCGAGGCTATGAGCGTACCTTCAGTGGCTCGCGCCAAAGGAATCATCTGCTCAACCGTGGCCAGTTTGCCAAAAGAGCAATATATTAAAAGCACAGGCCAACACTTAGAGCCAAACCGATGCATCAACCAACCCGACGCAAGAATTTCAGGCGCGGTAGTTTATTCATGGCTTTCATTTGATATTTGGGCACGCGGAGCAGGCTACGGTGTTGTTAATGCAGTTTATGCAGATGGTCGCATCCAGGATTGGTCTTATGTTGCATTTGACCGCGTAAGTCCACAGTTTAATAGCAACATGACCGAGATTATTGGTTACATGATTGACGGCAAAGCAGTACCGCTATCAGGTGTCGGTTCAATTATCTATTTCCCGGGATTAGACGAAGGATTCTTCAACCGCGCAGGTCGCACAATTCGCGCAGCCATGTATATGGAGCGCGCAGTAGAAAAGTACGCAAAGACTCCAGTGCCTGCAACAGTTCTTAAATCAACAGGTGCAAATCTAACTGCAGAGCGCATCAAGGCTTTAATTACTTCCTTTAACCGCTCACGCCAGGATGGCGACACTACTGCTTTCCTTAACGCAGATGTAGATTTACAAGTTTTAGGTTTCGACCCTTCCAAACTTCAACTCGCAGAAGCCCGCCAGTATATTGCTTTAGAAGTAGCAAGAGCCGCAGGCATCCCTGCTTACTTCTTGTCTGCAGAGCCAAATAGCATGACTTATTCAAACGCTATTTCAGAGCGCAAATCCCTTGTGGACTTCTCACTGCGCCCAGTGTTAATTGCTATCGAGCAGCGTTTATCACAGCCTGATTTTGTCCCAGCGGGAACAGTTATTCGCCATGACCTAGATGACTTCTTGCGTGGCGACCCAATGCAGCGAGCACAGGTTTATGAAATCTTAAATCGCATTGGCGCTATGTCAGTAGAGCAAATCCAGGAAGAAGAGGACCTAATCAATAATGGAAATTAATTTCTCAATGAATGTAGTCGCGGCTGACTTTGATAAGCGCGAAATTGCAGGCCGAGTAGTTACCTGGGGCGAAAAGGGATACACCTCAGCAGGCGAAACAGTATTTGAACCTAACTCAATCGAGTTCGGCAAGAAGACAAAACTTCTTCTTGAGCACGAGCGCACTCGCCCGATTGGGACTCTAAAATCATTTGATATTACTTCGCAAGGCGTGGACGCAGTCTTTCATGTCGCTAAAACAAGTTCAGGCGAAGATGCTTTAGTTGAAGCAAGCACTGGGCTGCGTGATGGTTTTTCAGTTGGAGTTAAAGTTAATTCATGGGAAAACAAAGAAGGCGTAATGCATATTACTGCAGCACGTCTTATCGAGATTTCGCTGGTCACTGACCCAGCGATAGATTCCGCGAGAGTTGCGGCGTCTGAAAACACAGAGGAAGTTCCAGTCGAGGAAGTTCCATTAACCGAAGGAGAAGGCCTAGTGTCTGAAACCACTTCAGAGGCAACAACAACCGAAGCGGTTGAAGCCTCTATGCCACAGGTAATTGCTGCAGCACCATCTGCACCAGTTGCATATTCAAAGCCACGCATTAACACCGACGTAACAGCGGGACAGTTTGCTATGGCACAAATCCAGGCATCACGCGGCGACGCAGATGCTCGTGACCTTATTGCAGCCCTACAGGTTGCTACAGTTGCAGAGAACACAGGAATGGTTCCTCCAACTTACCTACGCGACGTTATCGGAATTATTGATAACTCACGTCCATTCATTGATTCAATCGAGCGCGCAGCACTTCCAGCATCAGGCATGAAGATTTTCACTCCTAAGTTGGGCACAAAGGCTTCAGTTGCAGTAACCGCTGAAGGCGCAGAGTTTGCATCAACAGATACCACAGTAACTTTCCAGGAAGACACAGTAGTTAAGTTCGCAGGTGCTGGTAAAATCGATGTCGAACTCCTAGACCGCAGTGAGCCCGGCTTTTTAGACCTGTATCTCCGCGAGTTGGCAGAATCCTATGCTCAGAAGACAGACGCTTACGCAGCACAGATTGCATCACAAAATGCAACTGCATCATCTGCAGCAACTATCTACGCAGCAATTGCAAAGGGTATTGCAGATTCATACGGCGTAATGCGCTCAACACCTAACCGTCTTCTTGTCGCTAACACAGGTGGAGAAGATGGAATCGACTTCGCGGGACTTCTCGCTGCAGTTGATACAACAGGCCGCCCAATCTACGCAGCGGCTGCACCACAAAACGCTAACGGCCTTGTCTCACAGGGTTCAACAGCGGGTACAGTTGCAGGTCTTGGCCTCGTAGTTGATGCTAACTACACAGGTGATGACGCTAACGCAAAGCATGCACTTGTCTATCCTTCAAACGCTATGCGTTTCCACGAAGGAGCACAAATCGAACTACGCGCAAACGTCGTAGCAAACGGACAGATTGAAATCGGACTCTACGGCTATGTCGCAGTAGTAAACCGCTATCCATCTGCTTTCCGTAAACTAAACGTAGCGTAGTCAATTAATCGTGGGGGGCGGGTGCTCCCGCTCGTCCCCCACCCCTAATAGAGAGAAGAAGAGATGCCATCCATTATCACAGTTGCGCAATTGCGCCAGGTGCTAGGCGTCTCTTCTTCCCTTTATGATGACACCTATCTAGCAGACGTGATTGACACTAGCGAGCAAGTAATTTTGCCGCTACTCAATACATTTTCTTCACCCATTTCAAAGGTTGAACTATCCGATGACGTAGCAACATTTACTACGACTCTAGTTCACGAATTCACTGAAGGTCAGAGCGTAGTAGTCACAGGCTGCGGAGTTCCCTTCAATGGCACACACACAGTTTTGACAGGCGTTTCAGACTTTACATTTTCAGCCACAATTGACGCAGCAAATGTTAATGAGAAAAACGTCATCCCTGCAGGCACTGCAACTCTCTCAGGCGCTTCAACTTACGTTGGAGTCTCAGCGGTCGAGTCTGCAATCCTTGTAGTTTCAGTAGAAGTTTTCCAGTCACGCACTGCCCCAGGTGGACAGATTGAAGGCGTGGATTTTGCTCCAACACCTTTCCGTATGGGTCGCAGCCTTTACAATCGCGTTTCAGGTTTGCTAGGCGCTTACGTTGATGTAGAGACGATAGCCCAGTAATGCCATCCACGATTCTATCTGCAGTTCGCCAGCCACTTGCTACAGCGCTAGCGACAGTAACCGCAAACGTTTTTTCATACGTACCTGAGCAGGTCCCAGTCCCTGCGGTAATGTTGGTCCCTGATTCGCCTTATATGGAATTTGAGACTATCGGCAAAGGTACATTTAGAACTAAGCTTAATTTTACAATCACCTGCGCAGTTGCCTATAACAGCAATCCAGCAAGCCTGGATAACCTGGAGCAACTGATTACAAGTGTGGTGACTCTTATCCCAGGTGGATACGAAGTTACCGCGGTCGAAAGACCAACAGTTACACAAGTAGGCGCTAGCAACTTGCTGGTCGCAGATATACGCGTGAGCACCCGCTACACGCAGACAGCATAAGGAGAACCAATAATGCCAACAACAGTCATTACGGGTCGCGACCTAGTCCTGACAATCGCAACAGTAAATTACGATGCGCAGACAACTAGCGTCACACTCACAAACAGCCCAACTATCGATGTTTTTCAGACACTTGATGGAAAGGCCTACAAGCACACAGATGACCAGTGGACTCTAGCAATTGACTTGCTAGCCGACTGGGGCGCAGCATCATCACTATTCGAGGCCATGTGGACAGCCGCTGAAACAGCACCTAACACCACTTTGGCAGTCTCACTTACAGCCGCTACAGGTGCAGTATTCACTTGTAACGTCTTGCCAGTATTTCCTGCAGTTGGCGGAGCAGCCCCAGGCGCTCAGACCGATTCATGGAGCCTTACAGTAGTTGGTACACCTGCCGAGACATTCTCAGCATAATAAACAAACGGGAGCAAACAAATGAAACTACCAATCACAATCGAATATAACTCAGGCGAAACTGCAACCTATACGGCTCAGCCACCTGAGTGGGCAAAATGGGAAAAGACCACAGGCCACACAATTTCTAAGGCTCAAGAAGTTATAGGAATTTGGGACTTGATGTTTTTGGCCTACAACGCTTACAAGCGTGAAAACGCAGGTAAGCCTGTCAAATCCTACGAAATTTGGAGTGAGACAGTAGCAGACGTAAGAGCAGGTGAGGAAGACCCAAAAGTTACGAGCGCGGAAGCATAAACTGGATTCTTTGGAATCTAGCAATTGCAACTGGATTAAGTAGAGAAGAATTCGTAACGGCTGAAGATGTACTCACAGCCTTAGAGATATTAAAGGAGCGGAGCGATGGCGGGTGACGTTATACAATATGACCGCAAAGAATTGCGCGCCATCACTTCCTCTTTTAAGGCTATGTCAGAAGAAGCAACCGATGCAGCCAAACGAGAATCCTCCGCGCTAGCAGAATTTGCAGCGGCTAAGATTAGAGACAAAGCCGCAACTCGCACAGTAAACCCTGCGGCAGTTCAAAGAATTGCTAGTGGAGTAAAAGTTTCAAAAAGTTCAAAGATAGGCGAAATCTCTTACGGCTTCGCTAGTCAAAAGTTTTCAGGTGGCGGCTCAACCCGTGACCTATGGGCAGGATTTGAATTCGGCTCAAATAAGTACAAGCAGTTCCCTAACCGTACGCCTAACCGCGGACGTGGTAACTCAGGCTATTTCATCTACCCAACCTTGCGTGAAATTCAGCCACAATTAATTGCCCAATGGGAAAACGCGTTTAGCAGGATTCTGAAGGAGTATGACTAATGGCAGGCAGTAGAACCCTTAAGTTATCCATCCTTGCAGACGTAGATGATTTAAAGAAAAGTTTAACTGCAGGCACTAAGGATGTTGAAACATTCGGCGACAAGATTTCCAAAGTTGGAAAGATAGCCGCTGCCGCTTTTGTGGCTGCCGCTGCAGCCGCTGGCGCTTACGCAGTCAAAATAGGCATAGACGGCGTTAAAGCCGCTATTGAAGACGAGAAGGCACAAACACAGTTAGCCCTAGCACTCAAAAACGCTACAGGCGCTACCGTGGCTCAGATTAAGGCTACTGAGGAATCTATCCTCCAAATGTCTTTGGCCACTGGCGTAGCAGATGACAAACTGCGCCCAGCGCTTCAGCGCCTCTCACTATCCACTGGGGATTTAGGCAAGGCCCAGCAACTACTTAATCTTGCTTTAGATATTTCAACTGCTACAGGCAAGCCACTAGAAGCAGTAGCCAACAGCCTGGGTAAAGCCTATGACGGTAACACCACAGCGTTAGGCAAACTCGGACTCGGTTTATCTGCAGCCGAACTCAAGGCCATGTCATTTACTCAAGTTCAGGAAAGACTGAGCGAACTCTTTGGAGGCGCTGCCGCCGCAAACGCTGAGACTTATTCAGGCCGCCTTGCCCGCATGCAGGTCGCATTTGATGAAGTCAAAGAGACTATCGGTTTTGCGCTATTGCCTATTCTTGAAAAGGCTATGCGTTTCATTAACACCTATGCCCAGCCCGTAATTGAAGCCATGACTAACGGCCTAGACTCCAAGAGCGGATTAGGTGCGGGGCTTAGCAACGTAGCGAATATCCTTAAGAATATCTTCCTTCCGATTTGGGAAGGCCTGGTTTATCTATTCAGAGAAATCAGAGAATCAATCAGCAATAACCAGGAAGCATTTACTAAGTTCGGCAAACTAATTGCCGAATATGTAGCCCCAGTTATCGGCACAGTCTTAGGTGGAGCGCTTAAGGTAGTAGGCGAAATCGCTGGCGGCGTTTTAACCATCATTGGCAAGGTTGCGGGATTCATTACCGACGTAGTGGAGACTGCAATTAAAGGCGTGAATGTCTTAATCCAGGCATATAACAAAATTCCACTGCTACCAAATATCCCAACTATTAACACTGGCAGTGTGCCACAGGTCACAGTGCCTAAGGTATCGGGTACAGCATCGGCTCCATCTTTTAGTGTGCCACAAATTTCTCAGCCATCCTCGAGCGGAGCAAGCGCAGCATCGGCAAGCGCTGCAGGTGCATCCTCAAGCGTTGCAAGCACTGCAGGCATGGGCTACGCATCTCCAACTATGAACTATGACCCTTTAACTGGCAAAGCCTCTTTAACGCCTTATAACCCGCTTAGTGGCATGGTCACAATATCTCCAACCATAAACATAGGCGTAGCGGGCGACCCTGAAGGCGTAGCGCGTACAGTGGTGGACGTTATTAATGATTCTTATTACCGTGGCGGATTGGGAGCGTTGGCTTACAAGTTATGACCCAATGGACCCCTGAGTGGAATCTGACCATTAATGGCGGAGGCAACTACACAAACCTAACCCTAAGTAATCTCACTATTACTTCAGGTCGCACGAACATCTATAGCCAACCCCGCTCAGGTTACTGCTCAGTAGAAATTATTAACCTAGACGAATCTCCAATAGTTATTGACTTAAATGACGCGGTAAATATCCAGGTTAAAGATTCAACTGGCACATTTGTTAATCTCTTTGGCGGGACAGTTACCGACTTGCAGGTGGAAGTGATTTCTACGGGTACTGGCGGAATTAACGAAGTGATACGCGTCACAGCGTTAGGAGCGTTAGCGAAACTTACTAAGACTCTTACAGATGGAGTTTTGTCTAAGGATTTTGACGGCGACCAAATCTACACAATTCTGAGCCAGGCTTTGTTTAATACCTGGAATGAAGTCCCGGCCGCTACTACCTGGGCTACCTATGATGCTACAACCACTTGGGCTAATGCTGAGAATTCAGGCTTAGGCTCTATTGACCAGCCAGGTAATTACGAACTTACAGCCCGCTCTTCTTCAACTATTGACATGTATTCTCTTGTGGCAAACCTTGCTACTTCAGGCCTGGGCTATCTTTACGAAGATGCACAAGGCCGCATAGGTTACGCAGACTCAACCCATCGCAGCCAGTACCTAGCCGCAAACGGTTATGTCCAACTTACAGGCAACCATGCCCTAGCCCGTGGCATTAGAACCATTAGACGTACTGGCGACCTGCGTAACACGGTTACTATTGAATATAAGGCCAATGCCCAGGAATCGGCTACTAGCGCTGAATCTGTAGCGCTTTATGGCCCACAGGCCGAAGTAATTCAAACCAGCCTAGAAAACCAGGCAGACGCTTTAGCCCAGGCAGAATTCTATCTAGGTATCCGAGCCTTTCCTCAAGACGTTTTTGAGTCAATTACCTTTTCATTAGCAAACCCTGAAATAGATGACTCAGACCGCGACCATCTTTTAAACGTCTTTATGGGCCAGCCCCTAGATATTACAGACCTGCCGCTAAATATGGTTAATGGACGCTTTCAAGGCTTTGTAGAAGGCTGGACATTTAGAGCAGGCTTTAACCGACTAGATTTAAGCCTCAACGTTTCCCCTACTGCGTTTTCTCTACAATCCATGAAATGGGAAGACGTAAACGCAATGGAAACCTGGAATACACTTAGCAACATTTTGGACTGGAATAACGCTACAATAGTAGCCTGATAAGGAGCAAATATGGCAACGACAACAAATTTTAACTGGGAAACCCCAGACGATACTGACCTGGTCAAAGATGGCGCTGCCGCCATTCGCACCGCTTTAAATGGCGTAGATACTTCTTTCGTAGATTTAAAAGGCGGGACGTCGGGGCAGGTATTATCGAAGGCTTCAAACACAGATTTAGATTTTACTTGGGTAGCGCAAGACGATTCTAATGCTATTCAAAACGCAATCGTTGACGCTAAGGGAGATATTATTGCTGCGACTGCAGCGGATACTCCAGCGCGTTTAGCAGTAGGTACAAATGGGCAGGTTCTTACTGCTGATTCATCGGCTGCTACGGGTGTTAAATGGGCAACACCTTCAGGTGGCGATTCAGGACCGTCATTTTCTGCTTATCTAAGTTCTGGTCAATCAGTAAGCGTTGGTACATTTACCAAAGTGCAAGCAAATACGGAAGATTGGGACACTAACACTGCTTACGATACAAGCAATTACCGTTTTACACCGCAGACCGCGGGTTATTATGTAGTAAGCGTAAATGGTTATGTAAGCCTCGGGTCGCCTGATGACAGCGGAATTATGCACCTGTATAAGAACGGGTCAGGTTATAAATATGTGGCAGGAATGATGAAACCTTATGGCGGCAATAGCGGTTATTATGGAGGTTCATGTCAAGTTTATTTAAACGGTTCAACCGATTATATCGAAATGTACGCTTACTTTACTAACGCTAGCCGAACAATACCTTCAGGTTCATCGGCTTTTCAATTCGCCGCTTCATTAGTTAGGACTGCATAATGTCATTATTTGAAAAAGTATTATCCGCATATCCTGAATTGGCTGAAAACAAAGACGTTTTTGTAGATGGCACAATTCGACTTCAAAATGATTCAGATGGTACTGGCGATTACATTGCCGCTTGGAATTATTCGCAGCCAATTCCTGAATCATTAAGCGAGTACGACCGCACCAATGCCTAAACTTTGCAAGGCTGGAGTTCAATTCCGTGAGCAACTGGACGACTGCTTCCCACAGAGACTGCGTGATAGTGACGGCTGGATTGCCGACGCTCGGCACGTTGCTGGCGGTAAGTCTGACCACATACCAAATGCAGACGGATGGGTTCTTGCCCTGGACATTGACCGAGACTTGGCAGGTAAATCAAAACCTGACCTTATGCCATATCTTGCAAATCAGGTTCGTCTCGCTGGGCGAACAGACAAAAGAATTAAATACGTCATCTTCAATAAAAAGATTGCCAGCGCGAAGACGCTATGGCGTTTCATTCCGTATCGCGGAGCGAATCCTCATACCAGCCATTTGCACATTAGTTTTTCTAAAAAAGGTGAGACGGACGGCTCATTCTTCAAAAACATCCCAATGATAGGCGGCGAATAATGAATATGAAAAACCCTTACTTCCTAACGGCTGGCGCTTTCCTCTCAGCATGGGCAGCGTCAAACTTTGCACTCGATTATCGCTCAGTACTATGGGCCTTACTTGCTGGCGTCTTTGGTTATGCCACCCCTAAGAAGTGACGGCGCAAGACATAGCGGGTGTTGCAGTTGCTGCGACGACCGTTATTGGTTCATTTATTGGCTCAGTGCGCTGGTTAGTAAAGCACTACCTAGCCGAACTCAAGCCGAATAGCGGCTCCTCAATAAAAGACCAGGTTAATCGTCTAGAAGCGCGTGTCGATACCATAATCGAGATGCTAGGAAGGTAACACTTATCCTATGGCTAAGAAGAAGGTTATAGACCTAGACACTTACAACGCATTAGATGCCTGGGCCATTGGTTTACATGAAATGTATCGCGCACTGCGCCGCGCTGGTTTTGGCGTTGATATTGCACTAGGAATTATTATGGAGCGCGACGCCTACCCTGACTGGATTTTGCCTAGCCTGCCTAATCGCATAGACAATATCCCTTACGAAGATGAGGAAGACGATTAAAAAAATAGTAATTCTCAGTGACCTTCAGGTCCCGTACGAAGATACTCACGTCGTCCGCAATATATCTAAATTCCTGGCTACCTTTAAGGCTGACCAGGTAGTGACAATTGGTGATGAGATTGACTTTCAGACTATTAGCAAATTTTCAGAAGGTACGCCAGGCGCTTACGAGCAGACCCTGGGCGATGACAGGGACCGCTGCGTTGAGTTGCTTTGGGACTTAGGCGTTACCGACTGCATTAGGTCCAATCACACAGACCGACTCTATAACGTCATTATGAAGAAGATTCCTAGTTTCCTATCATTGCCTGAGTTACGCTTTGAAAAGTTTATGAAGTTTGATGAACTAGGCATAACCTTCCACAAAAAGCCAATGCCCCTAGCGCCAGGCTGGTTCGCAGTTCACGGGGACCATACCCCTATTAAGCCAATGGGCGGGGCCAGCGCTATGGAAGCAGCCCGCCGCATGGGGGTCAATATCGTCTCAGGCCATACCCACAGAGCGGGCCGCCAATCCTTCTCAGAGGCCATAGGAGGCCGAATGGGGCGGGTATTACATGGGGTTGAAGTGGGAAATCTCATGGATTTTCGCTTGGCTGCATACACCCGTGGGACGGCTAATTGGCAGCAGTGTTTTGCCATCATGTACGTCAAAGGTAAGAATGTCCAAATTGACCTGATTTACATAGAAAAAAATGGCACGTTTATCGTAAACGGGAAAGTCTATGGACGCCCCCGCTAGCATCGCAATCCCCTATATGGAGGATGAAGACCCATCTCAAATCGTTATCATTTCGTTATCAAAAAAGGGTGGCTGCCGCTGGCGGCTCATGTAATGTTCTCTATGTAGGCGCAGGGAGCGCCTCAAAGGGAGCAAAATGTCAATAGCACAATTGATAACTTTAGCCTTAGTTTTCTTGGCCTTTTATCTAGGCTACAAAACGGGCCATAATGATGGTTACGTCAAGGGACGCATAGCAGTTCGCCGCCACTACGAAGCGAAGGCGAGCAAATGAAAGCAAATGAAATCCTACTCACAGCAACTGACATTATCGGAGAGCGCGGACGGTTTTATGGTCACCCTAAGATTAACCAGGGTCGAATTGCTGGCCGACTCACCCAGTTGTTTGAAATTGAAGTTAAAGATTACGACGCATGCTTGGCGATGGTCGAAATTAAACTCTCAAGAATCCAGGAAACAAAGACCCATATTGACTCATATTTAGACGCTATTGCCTACCTGGCTTTGGCCTGCGAACTCGCTACAGAAGAGGATGAACTCTATGTTTAATTTGGAAGATTATGAAGATGTGGCCACGTTAAACCGCTGGTTCATTGAGAACTACCCAATGGGCAGGTCAAACCTTGTTACTGAATTCCATGACCCTGATAAGGGATTTGTAAGAGTCAGAGCAGAGATTTACAGAGATTCTGCAGATACATGGCCAGCGGTAACAAACGTAGCCTACGGAGCCCGGGATTTATATAACCGCAACATGGCTCGCTATTATGTAGAAGACACGGCCACGTCCGCTTTGGGACGCGCCATTATCTTGCTAAAAGGCTCACAGAAGACTGCAACCCGTGAAAGCATGGAAGAAGTAGTTAAGACTCAAAGCATCGTTGCAGAGACAAAAGCAAAGATGGCTCAGACTTCAAAAGAATATGTTCCTGTACCAAAGGAGGATGACCCGTGGACGATACGACCAGGCGAGCCTGTTCAGACTATGGAAGGAGCAGTCGAGATGGTGAAATCCGCACTTGGTGGCACAACGGACAAGGATATACAGCGTTGCAAGCATGGCGACATGATTTGGAAAACTGGGGTCTCGAAGACTGGTAACAAACCCTGGGGCCATTGGCGCTGCGTCAATCAAGTAACCGCTGGGATGCCAGGGGCAGACACTGACAAGTGCGACCCAATTTGGTACGAGATTGCAAAGGATGGCACATGGCAACCGAGAGCCCGTTAAAGTCAGATTTCGATTTAGACTTTCGCTTTGGCTCAGAAGGTGAGCAGTTAGTAAATGACCTTCTAACTCAAGGCAAAACAGTTGAAGTTAAACGCGACCGCAAATGGGTAGATACAGGCAATTTATACGTCGA